AGGTCGAACGCGGTCGCCTGCAGGTGCTTGACGGTCGGTTGCAGCGTCAACGCGGCCGCGTCAGGTGGGGCATCCAGCGCCCCGGCCAGCGCCGCGGCGTTCAGCGTGACGAGCAGCGCATCCCGCAGGCCGCCGAGGGCGGCGACGCGGACGCGTTCCAGCCGGGCGGCCAGCGCCCCGGCCGGGTCGCCACCGATCGCTGCTTGCAGCGCCGCGGCAAGCAGCACCTCCAACTGCCCCGCCTCGGCCGGACCCACCCCGAGTGCAAGCCGCAGCGCGCCATCGGCTGCGTGTGCAGCGGCGTGGCGGGTGGCCTCCTGGGCGGCCTGGGGTGCGTCCGGCCCGGAGGTCCGGCCGGCCCAGGCGGCGTCCAGGTGCGTCTTGGCGACCGCGTACGCCTCGGCGACCGCCGGGCGCACCGCGACCGCCGGCGCCCACCCGCCGATCTCGGCAGCACGCTCGAGCAGGCCGGCCTCCCGCTGGAGCCCAGCGACGCGACAAAACGCGGGCGCGCACACCCGCGCCAGCCAGTCAGCCAGCAGCAACGCCCGCATCTGGTCGCCGCCGTCGCCGCCGGTAGCGGCCAGCTTCGGCACCCACGCCTTGAGCTGCTGCCGCGTCCGGTCGTCCAGCGCGTCCGCCCAGCCGCGGGCGAACGCCGCCAGCACCGGCGACACACAGGCAGGCCGGTCGCTGTGCGCCTCGCCGGCCCACCAGGCCACCGCCTCCAGCAGGCTGACCTCGTCAGTGCGCCGCACGTGCACGCCACCGACCAGGACGACCGCGTCCAAATCCAGGAACCCGCTCAGGCGACCATCCTCCTCACACTCGTCGGATACGGCCAGGTATCAGCCTTACTCGCGTTGTGCGACCGACAGATCGGCCGCAGATTCGCCAAGCAATGCGCGCCGCCCCTGTTCAGCGGCTTCACATGGTCGACCTCGGTCCACTCCCCACCGCACACCCAGCAGCAGCCAAACATGGAGAGCCGCTGGCGAAGTTGCTCCTCGGTGAACGGGACCGTCAGCGCCGAACGCTTGCGAGCCCGATACTGGCGGGTCCGCTCGATCGCCTCCGCGCGGTGCGCCGCCAGGTACAGCCGGTCGGCGTCGGGGTTCCGCTCACGCCAAGCGCGGATGCGGGCGCGGTGCTTCTGCGGGTCGTACGAGGCTCGTTTGCGTGCGTTGACTTGGTCGGCGTTCGCCCTGGCCCAGTCGCGCTTGCGTTCACGGAAACGGTCAGGGTCCGACCAGTAACGTCGGCGCTCGGTGGCCCGCTGCTGCTCGGGGTTCTCCCTGCGCCAGCGGGCCACGCGCTCCCGCTCGTAGTCGACCTTCGCCGCACGCTCAGCCGCATCGCAGACCCGGCACTGCGAACGTCGGCCATCCCGCATCGCCGCGCGCTTGGCGAACGCCTCCAGCGACTTGACCTCGCCACACTTCGTGCAGCGCTTGGTAGCCTCATCCACGCGGCACCATCCTTGGTGGTGTCCGTCTGGCCCCGGGGGTGTGCCATCACCCGCCGGGGCCGCTGACCTGCGAGAACTCTATCCCACAGACCCGACAGAGCTACTCAGACCGTGATGTTCCTGAGCGTTGCGGCCGCCTCGATGCCGCTGGCCGCGCCCGTCGGGGTGAACCTTCCGAACCCTAGGCGAAGACTGTACACTAGGCGCGTTTGGTCAGTGGCGGGCAGTCTTTCCGTTTCGACCTGAACGCGCCTTCTCCAGCCGGTCTTGAAGCCCCTCCTGTTGAAGACGGCGACCTGCCCCTTGATGTTGTTGGACCCGGTGGTGGACAGCTTGCCGTCCGCCTCGGTCTTCGACATGGCCATGGACACGACCAGGGGATGGCGGGCGATCTTGAGGACCTCACCGGTGAGGACGGTCGCCTGGGGACCGTATTTGTCCACTGTGAGAACTTCGTCGATCAGCGCGATCCGGTCGCCGGTCTCCACGTCGGCGACGTACACCAGGTCGTTGGGGTCGGCAGGGTGACCCCAGTCGACGATGCGGGCCGAGTCGACCATGTCGCCCCGGAGCAGATGCAGCAGCGGCAGCGTGACCCCGCCGGCGGCGTCGTTGTCGTTGTTCGTGTTGTCCACCAGCGCCGCGTGGCGGATCCCGTCGAACGCCAGGTAGTGCTTGGTGTCGGCGGGGTCCGCGTCGTCCAGGTTGATGTTCCCGGTCGCGGCGTTGGTGTCGTCGCCGTTCAGCACCAGGCTGTCGGAGTAGTGCGCGATCGACGCGGCGGCCTGGCGGCGCAGGAACGGCACGAACGGGATGATGGAGTCCTCCTCCATCTCCCCCGACCACATCTGGTGGATGAGGAACTTCTTGGCGTTGACCTGCACCCGGTTGGAGCCGGTCTTGACGGTCTGGTAGTTGGAGGCGTTGAAGGTCGTCGACTCGCCGACGAACAGCATCTCCGGGATGTCGACCTCCACCGGGATGAAGGTGGTCGGGTCGGTCATCTCGAAGCTCTCGATGAGGCCGTACAGGCGGGACTGGCGGCGGGCGGCCTCCCACAGCTCCCCGACGTACTGCGCGCCGATGAGCTGCTGCCCGAACCCGGACTCGGCGGTGTCCATCGCCAGGGTCGCCCTGCGGTAGGCGGCGGTCTCCTCCCACGCGCCGACCCGCATGAGCTTGCCGTCGGCGGTGAGTCGCCCGCCCGGGCCGCGGAACAGGCTGAGCGGCAGGCGGGGGAACAGGTCGTCGATCGCCTTGCGGTCCAGCCGGCGGACCTCCTCCATCGGCAGGTAGGACGCCTCGGTGACCTGGTTGAAGACCTTGTCGAGGTCCTCGCTGGGGCCCGCGTACACGCCGGGTGCGGACACGCGCTTCTGGCCCTTGAGGCTGGCCTGGATCTCGTGGAGGAACTCGAGGTCGGCGACGCCCAGGCCCCAGCGGCGGTACTTGGTGCCGACCAGCTCGCGGTCGCGGTCGTCGCCGCCGCCGAAGCGGAGCTTGCGGGCGAACTCGCTGTTGTCGTCGTTCAGGAGGCCTTCGGTGGCCTCGGTGACGAGCCGGCGGAGCTGCTCGTCGCTGGTGCGGTTGGACAGTGTCTCGTTGATCGCGTCGAGCCGCTGCCGGACCTCCCGACCCAGGTCCTCGATCGTCTCGGGCATGGTGCTAACCCCTTTCCAGGGCGAGGGCTGCCAGGAAGTCCTGGGCCGCGGATGGGTCGAACAGGGCAGCCGGCTCGCCTCCGGCAGGGGTGGAATCGACGGCGGGGTCGGGATCGGCGGGAGGCTCGAGGATGCCGCCGGCCGCCTCCGCGGTCGGGACGTTCAGAGTGGCCGTGGCGAGGTTGCCGCTGCCGGCCGGGGCGGTGCCGCTCGGATTGGGAAGGGCGATGCCGAGCCTGCCCAGCGCGGCCGCCAGCGCCTCGTCGACCTGCCCGCGGACCACCGCGGCCACCTCGTCAGGGTCCGGCTCGGGAGTGTCGAACAGGTCCAGCAGCTCCCGTCCCAGCCTGGCCAGCGCCTGCCGTGACTGCTTGCGGACCGCGCGGGGGTCGCCCGGCACCGACACGCCGCTGATCTCCTCCAGGTCGTAGAACACGTCCTTGGAGGCGATCTCCTCGGGCTTGAGCCGCCACCAGTCCAGGATCGGGGTGCCGTCCTCGCGGACGAAGCCCCAGCCGACCGACACGGCGTTGAGGAATCCCGCGCGGTACTTGCGTTCCACGGTGGTGGCGAGGTCGTCGTCGCGGTCGAAGGTGACGCCGGCGCGGAGCTCCCCGGCCTCCTGGCGGGCGTTGACGCGGCCGATCGGCGGCTGCCCCGGGTTGTGCATCCACAGGAACACCGGGTTGGCGCGGAAGTTGTCCAGCAGCCAGCCGTCGGGGCGCAACGCGAACCCGTAGCGGTTTTTCCGCTTCTGGGAGGCGACGAACTCGATCGGGTCGTCCCCGTCGGGGTCGGGTGGGGCGGCCAGGGTCGCCCGCGTGTAGGCGAGCTTGGGGTGCTCAGGCATCCCGGTCCTCCGTGGTTAGCGGTGGTGGCCGTTGCGGCCGACGGTGATGGGGCGGCCTGCGAGCCGCCGGAAGTCGTCCAGGGCGCCCAGCAGCCCCGCCGGCTGGAAGCCCGCGGCCTCCGGCAGCGCCTCCTCCGCCTCCTCGGGCTCCTCCTCGGCGGGCTGGCCGGTTGGGGCGGTGTCGCCCTGCGGGCGGCTCGAGGCGCTGCGGACGGCGCTCTTGTTGACCGGCGCCCACCAGACATCGCCCCAGGCGACCGCGGGCATGCCGTGGCGGCGGCGCCACTCGTTGACGGTCATGGCGCCGACCTCGATCGCCTGGCGTTCCCGATCCCACGTCTCCGTCTCCGCGAACTGGAGCGCGGCGACCTCGGAGAAGTCGTACTCGGCGTGGTCGGGCGTCGCTGGCGGGCCGGGGCGGCGGGCGAGCCGGGGGAGGAACTGCTCGGTGATCTCGTCGGCGCGGAGCATTGCGTCCGGCTTGAGGGCGTGGACCCACAGCAGCCGCTCGAACTCGCGGGTGTTGGCCAGGGTCGCGTGCGCGAGGTCGTTCAGCAGCGGCGCGGGGATCCCGTAGGCGTTCCACACCTGCCTGGCCGTCAAGCTGAGGCCCTGGACGAACTCGGCATCCTTGGGGCTGACCCCCAGCCCTTGGAACTTGGCGTCGTAGCGGAGCACCGACCAGCGATGCGCCCGGTCCACGCCCCGCCAACGCTGCTCCAGCAGCCCCTCCAGCTCTTCCGCCTGCTGCCGGGTGAAGGAGACCTTGTCGCCGACGGGGACCACCATCCCACCGGCGAGCAGACCCTGCGTGAACAGGTTGCGGTTGGCCCGCATCATCGCGCCGCCCGCATCCGCAGCGAGGCGGGCGGCGACCAGCGGGCTGAGGGACTGGAACTCGTCCCGCGGGTTGGGGTAGCGGAACCACACGACCTCGTCGGCCCGGAAGGGGATCGCGGGGCCGCCGGTCAGCGGCATGTACAGGAACCCGGCGAGGTAGTCGCGCTCGTGGGGGACGGGATGCATCTGGGTGGGCTTGACCCACCAGATGTTCCCCGCCGGGGCGTCGAGGCCGGGTGGCTCCAGCACCCAGAACGATTCGCCCCAGATGCACATGCTGAGCTCGTCCATCCGCTCCAGCCGCCGCCGCGACCAGAACGGGTTGACGTGCCCGAGCAGGTCGGCGGCGCGCCCGGAGGTGATCTCGCGGCGGTCCTCGTCCGCGCCGACGTACAGCCGCAGCCGCAGGCTGGAGATGTTCTTGGCGCGCAGGGTCGCCGCCGCGAACACGTCGGCCGAGGTGGCGAGGTAATCGCCGTAGACCTCGGGGTCGTAGCTGGGCGGGTGGCCGGTGGCCTCCTCGAACCGGGGCGCGGCCGCCGGGCCGACCGGCCACGCCAGCTCCCCGCGTCGGCGCTGGTGGACCTCGGTGACCCGCT